ACAGATTCTCCACTGGACAAATCTCCATTCAGTCATTGCCGTTTCTCTTGTAATGCAATCTTCCCATTTTCTTTAATTCACCGGCAACCGCCTGCAATAGCAATCTGCCGTAACCCTTTCTCATATAATCCGGCAAAAAATAAAGGGATATAATCTCTCCAAAGCCGTTCATTTCTTCCATTCTTGACTTGCCAAAGCCAGATGTTCCAATAATTATCCCATCCTCAACCATGACCAGATTCTTTCTATCTGCCTGTTCTATATGCGCTGCCCACTATGGGGGATAAAACGAAGCGTTAAAATAGAGTAGGAACGAAAATGAATTGAACCCCCTTTGCTTCAATAGGTTACGAATAGAGTAGGAGAGGGGCACAAAAAAACGAAGCGTTTACACGGCTTTACATGGGCTTTATATTCGATAGGGAATATGGATGCTTAAAGTTGTCTGAGGTTTACATTTGGATGCTCTAATAAAAGAATTTTGATAGTTGGCAGTGGAGTAGGGGAGTGGTCTATGGTTGGCCACTTTTTTTGTTCTCTATTTTTGAATTTCATATATAAAATATTCCATATAGTTATTATTTGGTATATTTGCAGTATAATATTATTAAGCTATGGCAAAAGTTATTCATGTTCATTTAGTAGGAAAACGTCGCGATTATTATTTTGCAAGTATTTCAGCCGTATATAATGTACTGACTGAAGAAGAAGTCGGAGTAAAGAAGAGTTATTTACTTCATGCCGGATTATCAGGTAATGGCACAATAACTACTAAAACCGCTATAATCAAGCAATCTACACTCATTCGGGGTAAACGTAAGGCTTGAAAGGGAAGTGGCTATGTGGGCACTAAAATAGCATGATAGGAACTTTTTCATAAAGATGTAATAGGGGAGGCCATGTGTCTCCCCTATTTTATACCTTTTCAAGTCGTTTTTTATCTTTAGGGTTACACTTAGGGTTACAGTTTAGGGTTACACTTTTCAATAGTTTAGGGTTACATTTAGGGTTACATTTTGCCGTTTTAGGAGTGGAGTACAGCTATCCTAAACGGCAATAATATGTTTGTTTTTGGCTTGTTTATAGGTTATATATAGGGTAAAAAGCCACTTGTAATAAACAATATACATTATTATATGAGTTGTAATCGCCCTATTTATAGCCTTTTATATGTATATACGTATATTTGTATCCCTCAAACTGTGTGCGTGTATGATTTAGAGGTTATTCAAGTCCGACGGAACCGACAACAAGTGCAATACCGGTTATCTCTTCTAATGGGATATTGAAAGGTGGATATTCTTTGTTATCGGATACTGCTTTTAAGCATCCTTCGTTATCTCCTGGCATAAGCCTCTTTACGAGTATGCCCTGTTCGCGAGTTGCAATGACATGGCATTTATTCCACTGAATAAATTGGCTGTTATGGAGAATAGAGCAGGCTATAACATCACCCGGATTGAAATGAGGGTGCATAGATAAACCAGTAACTTCAATCATAAAATCAACTTTACAGTATTTAAACTTTGGAATAACATAGTATTCTTTCACATCCTCTTTCAGTATGGAAAAATCAGCACTCCCAAAACCGGCTGCTGCCATCGGGCTTACAAGTGGGATTCGTTTAAGGCCGGTTTGAGTGGCTTCCGCATACGGTATTGCTTTATTATTGCTTTCGTAGCTACCCTCCTCTCCTATTTTTTCACCTTGTGGCGAAATCTTTTGTTTTTTTTGTTCGCCATTTCCAAGTAACAACCATTCCAAACTTATATCTGGAAAAGTTTGCGTGAATTTGGCTAAAGTATCTTCTGTAATACCTGTTTTACTTTCTAATGTTCCTCTTGAAATATTAGTTTTTGCATAAAATTCTCTTTTGCTAATTCCAAGTTCATCAACGAATTGCAAAATTCTCTGTTTTACTGGCGAAATATTTTGTTCTTTTTCTTGCATAATGGCGAAATCTTTTGTTTCTTTGCAGCGTGTTAAAGATATTAACGGCGGCCAAATATACGAAAAGGCCGCGAGATTAAATAATTTTAAGGACTAAAGAATATGAAAGCAAGATTTGAGAAAGGTCAAGAGGTTAGAGTTACAAAGTTGAATGGTGAAACCGTTGATGGTGTTATCAAGGATTGGGACTACAACTGTTGCACTTTTGAAGCGCAGTATGATGTTGATTATATAAAATCCGGAAATGTATGGACTATGATATGTGTACCGGAGGATTGTATCGAATTAATTTAAAATGGATTGTGATATGAAAAAGCAGATTTTAACAGACCGGGCAGAGAAGAAGTATCTTCAAAAACTCTTCGACTGTACCAATGTGATGGTATGGAAAGCCCTGACTTTTGAAAGCGACAGTGATTTGGCTCGTAGAATACGGAAGGCTGCACTGGAGCGTGGCGGGCAGCTTTCCGGTGCTGCGATTCCGGAATGTGATACGACATTCCAGACTTCTGAACATACCATGACACAAACGTTCGGCAGCCGTGTGAAGATTGTGGCTAATACCAAGAACGGGCTCATCTTGGTATATATTGATGATAAACTGGAGCGTGAGGTGTCGCATTTGACGGTTACGGAGTTTATGAAATTGCAAAAGGAAGTACAGTTTATTGCTTCCTCTCTTTAATCTCCTGAAACATGGAATACTACGGAAAAATATTGTGCATATCGGCTATGGACTTGACTTATGATGACCGGCCTGTCTTGAAAGACGGAGAACTGGATTACAGTAATAGTCGGGTTCTGAATGGCAATCATCCTTCCATGCTGTCGGATGATATTCTTGCGCCGATCATGACAGAATCAAATTACAAGCAGTTGAAGAGGCGCGGTCAGATTAACGTAGTACGTCCGGGAAAGGGTTTGGGTAGTTATGCTCTTGTTGAAGTGGCGACGTTGCCACAACGGTTTAAAGACAGAATTAAAGCAAAATACGGTGATATGAATACTAATATATTGCGTGATTGGTTTGGGGTGCATTATGAAATAGATGCCAAAGCCCGTGAGTTCTTTACGAAGTTCCGGTTTGCCGATGGAACTACATTACCGCCGGAACACATCAATGAATATACGATAAATGCTTCCGTCCTTCAAGCCGTTCTGTCGGTGATGAATGACACGAGAACCATGCGGCAGGCAATGCAGAACAATCGTATAAACTGGGGTGAGATGGCCGGTGCCATCAGCTTCTATCAGGTGGAGTTCGGGCATACACTTCCCCTTTCGCCGACACGTTTTCAAAAACGGGTAAACGAGTTCAAGTCGGAAGGTTATGAGTGTCTTATCAGTAAGAAGTTTAAGAATCAGAACACGCGGAAAGTCAACTACCCGATAGAACGACTTATATTGAGCCTTGACAGTTTACCTACAAGACCGTACAACACGACGGTGGCCGAAATGTATAATCAGTTTGTTTGTGGTGAGTTGCAGGTGTTTGACCCTGAAACGGGTGAAATCTACAATCCCATGCAGTTTACGGACAAGAAGGGAAATCCGCTTGTGTTGAGCGAGGCTACGATAGCAAACTATTTGAACAACCCTAAAAACAAGGCTCTCCGTGCAAAGTTGCATGACAGCCAGTGGGATTTTAATAACATGTATCGTCCGCATCATTTGCGCCATAGCCCGTTCTTCGCTTTCAGTAAAATATCTATGGATGACCGGGATTTACCCCGTAAAATGAATAACGGTCAACGTGTAAAGGCTTATTATGCTTACGATGTCGCTTCCGGCTGTGTTGTCGGATATGCTTATAACAGATTGAAAACGGCTGATCTATTTCTTGATTGTGTCAGAAACATGTTTCAAACGATAGAACAAAACGGCTGGTATATGCCTGCACAGGTTGAAGTGGAGCACCACCTCGTAAACAACTTTGCGGACGGGCTTATGAAAGCCGGTGTGGTTTTCCCTTTTGTCCGCTGGTGTAATCCGGGTAACTCGCAGGAAAAACGTGCGGAACACGGGAACCGTGCTAAAAAGTACGGTATAGAAAAGAATATGCAGGTAGGTATTGGACGCTGGTATGCTTCTCTGGAAGCCAACAGACCTAAGACAGAAAAAATCTATGATGAGTTTAATAACACCTACAAGGAAAAAACATACAGTTATGAGGAACTTGTAGCGGATGACATTGCCGCCATTAAAGCGTATAACAGCCAAAAACACCCTAACCAGAAACTTTATCCGGGTATGACACGCTGGGATGTACTTTGTGGTAATCAAAATCCGAACTTGGCTCCTTATGATAGGTATTTGTTGGCACGTTATATCGGTGAAAAGACACAGACGACCATCCGGCGCAATATGTATTGTACGGTAATGTATAAAGAATACGGATTACCCGACCCGAAACTGATTGAACGTCTGGAACCCCGCAATTATACGGTGGAAGCCTATTATTTGCCCGATATGGACGGAAACATTACCGAGGTATATATTTATCAGAATGATACTTTTATTGCGACCTGCGGCCTGATACAGCGTTATAATGAAGCTGCGGCAGAACAGACGGAAGATGACCGGGAAGCATATACCAATCAAGCTAAATACGTCTCTCGTTTTGACAGCATGATAAAAGAGCAGAAGATACAGAAAGTCGGCATATTGAAACCGGATGAAAAGGACGCGATAGAACGTTCCGAAGCGCGTGCGGCAATTATCCCGGATAAAAAAACGGATGATGATTTTTCCGAGTTTATGGATATAAGCAGCTACAGACGGAAGGCTACAATTGCATTATAATAACATTTTAATACTATAACAATGGAATTGACAATCGAAATCAAAGACAGAATACTGGAAGCTATCAAGGCCGACAGAGTGAACTATCCTTCGGATAATAAACATGCGGTTGCTCTGGGTATATCCACCAGTGTGTACAATAATCTTAAAAAGGGGCTGACGGACAAACAGGTCAGTGATGCAAAATGGATTTGCATCGCTCGCCGTTTGGGTGTACAGCTGAAAGATGAAATGGCATGGAGGGCTGCTGAAACCCCGACATTTGTCTTTATCACGGAGCAGCTTGAAAGATGTCAGAAAAGCGGTTTGAGCGCAATACTTTGCGATATTCCGAATTTGGGTAAGACTTACACAGCCCGTGCCTATGTGAAAAGCCATAAGAATGCTATCTATGTGGATTGTTCACAGGTTAAAAGT